GGTGATCGTCTCGTTGGTTGTTTTCTGGACGATCGTTCGAGGCGTTGCCTCTCCCGGCTGAGGTCTCCCCGGAATCGGGATCACCGAACGCGGCCGGACGTTGGAGACGTAGCCGGTTTTTGCGGAGCTCGCGGTGAACGAGCCCGCGGCATCGGAGGCGCCGGAGTTGCCGTAGTAGATATGGAGCTGGTGAACCGCGGCATTGCTGGTCCCGGCGCTGTACGCCTGGATCTCAATGGTCGCGCTCTTGTTGGCGTAATCCCAGCTCGCGCGCTGGAATACGAGACCGTCTGTTTTTCCGTCTCCGTAGGTGATCCGGATATCGTTGCCGGAGGAGAGGACGTGATCCCAGAATCGAGAGAGCGCGCTCCCGATTGTGACCGTCACGTCAAACGAGCCGGAGCCGGAGGCCGGGATTGCGACCTCCAAACGATGGCTCCAGCTCTCTCCAAACCAGGCCATCAGAACACCTCATGGAATGTGACGGAGATCACAGCATACATGACCCCATAGGGGAAACTCCCCAGCTCCGCGCCCTGGATAATCCGGAGGGTAGCCTCTACAGACAGGCCGGAGGAGGAGAGATCCTGGTCTGCTCCGAGAGCCGCGATCACGTCCTCCATAGCCGCCGCCGCCGCGCGGACGCGCGCGCCGTTGGAGTTGTCCGCCGGAGCAACCACGATCACCAGGTCAAACAGCGCGACGGCGCCAAAGCTCCCCAGGTCGTTGAACTCCGTTGAGCTCCGGTACTGGATCGCCGGATCGCCGGGAGTCAGGTACGCGCGCGGGAGGACGGTTCCGGCCTCTCGCGAAAACCGCTCCTCGGAGATCGCGTCCGCGCCGGAGAGGTCGATTGAGTATCCGCCGGTCCCGTCAATCGCCGCGAGCGCGGAGATCAGCGCCGTTTTCATCGTGGAATAGGCACCCATTATCGTGCCCGTCCGTAAATGAGGGCCTCGGAGATTCCGTCCGCGAGCTCGGAGAACAGGCGCGCGGTCTCGTTTTCGAGCGCGGGGAGGATGTATGGACGCCGCGGGATCACCGATGCTCCGCGGCGTCCGGCGCGGCCTCCGTACTCGTGAACCGCGGCATAGGGCGCGGACGTCCCTCCAGCGGAGACCTCGATATCCAGGCCATCACGGTTAACGATCTGTCTCACGGTTAACGAACTGTAAAGGTCGCCGCTCCGGCGGTTGAGCACGCGGCCGGAGAGGTTGAGGAGGATCTCCGCGCGGAGTCTGGAGAGCGATCCTCGAACAGACTCCGCGAGGATCTCCGGCATTCTCCGAGAGGCCCTCGATAGCCGATCGTCCAGCTCGCGGAAATCAGGCATGGAGATAGCAGCTCGGGAGACGGTAGCGGGAGAGCAGCTCGCGGACGTTCGCCGGGAGTCCGGGATCGCGGTATGCGGTCGTCAACCCTCCCTCCGATACGGAGGCCAGACCGCGCCGGTTCATCTCGTTGTAGAGGTGTGCAACGTATTCGATCGCCGCGAGCTCGATATCCACCGGGACAGAGGTAAAACCAGCGGTGAAAGCGACTCGAACCGCGCCGCGAGCTGTGGAAAACTCACCGTGAGAGGAAAGCGGGAGGAGCTGGATTATCTGGCCCTTGCCGCCGCGCTGCTCTCGATCGCCGGAGGCCACCTCGGAGGAGGCGGGAAAAATCAGCGTCTCATCCTCGCGGACGCTGGAGATCGCCGTGACCGGATACGGCTCCAGATACAGCCTGGTAAGGTCTTCCGGATCGATGAAAACGCCGGGCTCTCCGGAGCGCCGGGTATACGAGGCGCTCTCGATCGTCGGATCGGCTCCGACGGAGGCCGGAGGGTATCCGAGGTATCGAGCAATCGCGACCTCCGCGCGACCGATCAGGACCGTGAGGAGCGAATCATCAGCGGACGTTGAGCCCTTGATCATCGCGCGGACGTTCGCCGCGGTTGTCAGCGCCATGATCCGGCCCTCCTCGTGTCATGATCTGGAGCTCCTCAAACGCGCCGGGATGATCGCGGAGCAGCTCCTCAAACGCGCGCCGATCCAGACTCGCGGTCTCTCCGAGCTCCCATCCTGGAACCGGAGAGATACAGCGAATCAGGATCGGCGCTGTCATCAGTTGACCGCCTCCAGCTCAACGAGGAGCTGTCCGGTGAGATCGGACGGCGCTCCCGTCTTCGTCCCGGTCACCTTGAGGGTCTGTCCGGAGCTGGAGATCAGCTCACCGGCCTTGCCCGTCGATGCCGCCGGGCTGATCTGGTGTGCAACGCCAGCCGTGAGAGCGGTTCCGCCGGTAGAGTTCGCCGTCCAGCTCCCGATCGCGGTCGTTCCGTCGGAACCGGCGATCGCGATCGTGTAGTAGTTGGATGCGTGAGTAGAGATCGAGGCGTCGGAGATCAGGCGAATGTCCCGGACGCGCCATTTGAGGGAGCCGGCGTCCGGAATGCCCATGTAGCGGGTAGTCGTTGCCGCGAGGGAGAGATCGAGGGTGAGAGTTCGGCGCATTGTTTCAGCTCACGAGAGAGGAGAGGGAGGACCAGGCGCGGACCGGAGACCGGATCAGACGTTGAAGCAGTAGCGGACGTTCTTCTCAGTCGAGGAGCCGATCGCCGCAAACACCGCGCGCCGGGTAATCACCAGCTCGATCATCTGAGTGCTGATTTCCTTTGCGCTCTCGATCGTCGCTGAGCGACGATCGAAGATCCGGAAACGGCCGGTCCGCACCATGGAATAGTGTCCCTTTGCGCCGGAGCCGTCGGTGTAGAGGCCAGAGGTCTCCATGTCATCCTGTGCGAACTCCGACGGGATCACCGGCATACCGGCGATCGAACCGACGGCAACGCCGCGGACGTTTGCCGCCATGGCCGGACCAACCACGTCGATCGTGGCGAACTGAGAGAGGCCGGCGATCGTTCCGAGAGCGCCGGGAGACGGGACCAGTACGGAGCCATTCGGGCCGGGCTGACCGACCATCTGAGCCTGATCGGAGAGCAGGGTTGCAAACGTCGTTGTCGAGCGATCCACGGTGTTACTGACGTCGAACGCGCGCGCGCGGAGACCGATGAACGACCGTCGGTGATCGGAGGAACCTCCGGCGCTCGCGAGGAATCCGGTTCCGTAGTAGTTGTTGGGATTCCACGCCGCGATCGCGTCCTGGTGAGTCGCCGCGGTATCGCCGTTGAGGATCGCGTCCTCCTCACCAGCGATCAGCGCCTCAACCAGATTTGCGCGGATCAGCGGCATCATCGCGATCAGGGCGTCCTCTGATGCGTTCGCGGAGACCTTGACGCGCGCTCCCATGGTTTTTGGGGTGATCGTGTTGTCGGCCGTGACCGGGGAGCTCGCGGGGATCTTGCTCGGATCGTCGGTCGAACGCTCGGAGATCAGGTAGGGAATCGCGCCGGATTCCATGCGCGGGAGGAGAGCGTCCGCGGAGCTGATCGAGACCGTCTCGAACTGACCGGCAAGGCGGCGCTGCCATTCCGCCGCGCGGACGATCGTCGGGAGCACTGACTGAGGAATGAACTCCGCGCCGGAGCCGGCAACGTCAACGAACGCGCGCTTGAGCTCCTCTGGAAGCAGCGAGACCAGGCGCTTGATCTCAGCATCGGTCCGCGGCGTACTCGCGCGAGTGTTGACCTGACCGGCGGCGCTCTTGATCGTCCGGATGATGAATCGCTGCTCTGCGAGCGCCTGGATCGCGCGCTGGATCTCCGGGAGGTCGTCCGAGACGTCATCGAGGAAGCCCGGAACTTCATAGGAGCGGCCGGCGATCTGGACGGAGCCGGAGACGAGATAGGCGCGCATTTCCCCGCGGCCGTTGTCTCGGATGTACCGGCCGACCATCGCGCGCTCATCGCGGGAGAACTCCTCCGGCCTGGTCCCGGAAACCTTCTCCTGCATACCGCGGACGGCGGTCTGGAGGTCGGAGAGGATCTGGTCAGTCGCGCCGCGCTCGTTGAGCGCGCGGATCACCTCGTTGATTTTCCCCGTCCAGTCAGACGCGCTCGCGCCGGTTGCGAGAGGCGCGATCTCCTCATCCTCCAGATCGCCATCCTCCAGATCGTAGTCCTCCTCAAAGCAGAGGCCGCCGGAGTCATCGCGCGAGGAGAGCGCGGAGGGGAGGGAGAGGAGCGAGAGAGCGCGCATAGGTGAACCTCAGAGCGGAGGGTAACTGTTGCCGGTTTACCGGGAGAGGAGCCCGGTTGTCAATAGCCACCTATTGATAACCATGTGGAAAACTCCCGCTGTGGATAAACCTGTGGAAATATACCGGCTGTGGATAAACCTGTGGGAAACGTGAGAGGTTATCCACAGCCGCGGAGAACGTATGCCGACCTGGACTCAAAAACTCGCGAGCTGGTTTCGGCTCCCTCGGAGGGAGCGCGGCGTCTCGATGGAGGCGGTAAACCTCGGAGCCGATTTCGCCGGAGACGGAGAGGCGTCTCCAACCTACGACGTCCAGACCGCCATGAGCGCATACGCCGGTTTTCCGTGGGTGTATGCCGCTATGCTCCGGCGCGCGTCGGATACCTCGCGGTTGCCGATCCGGGTTGTCCGCGGGAGAGGGAGCAGCCGGAGGATCGTTGATTCTCACCCGTTCTACGATCTCCTCGAACAGCCCTCAACGCGCCGGAGCGGCCGTCAGTTCCGCGCTCAAATGTGTCTCGACTACCGGATCTCCGGAATGTCCTACAGTCTGATCGTCGGAGAGGTTGAGCCGCTCATCTCGCTCCGTCGCCTGCATCCGGCGCGGACCAGGCTCCAGCCGGATCAACAGGCCGGATATTCCCGCGTGGTCTACAACGGCGCCGGGATCACGATCCGCTATCGTCCGGAGGACGTGATCATAGCCTCTCTCCCGTCTTGGGAGGACGGTCCGGAGGGCCTGTACGGGACCGGCGCGATCCTCCCGCTACACGGTGATCTGACCACTGACAAGCGCGCTCAGACGCGCGCCGGAGAGATGGCAAAACGCGGACGGCCAGACATGATCGTGTCTCCCCGCGGAGAGCTCCAACAATGGGAGCCGGAGGTCCGAGAGCAGATCCGACGGCAGCTCAACAAGCTTCTCTCCGACGGAGGCGCGCTCGTAATGAGCAACGAGGTGGAGATGAAGATCCCTACCTGGTCTCCGCGCGACATGGAGTTTGAGAAGGTCAGGCAGCTCGCGCGAGAGGCCGTCCTTGCCGTGACTGGCGTACCACCTCATATGGTGGGATTGCCCTCCGCGAACTACGCGCTAGCGGAACGGCAGGAGGTCATCTATTACGAGTCGGTCAGAGCGGAGACTGAGGAGATGGCCGATCAGGTCTGGACTCCGCTCATTCGGCGCCTGTACGGGAGTCGCTACTCCGTCCAGTACGACTACAGCGGGATCGCCGCACTCCAGAGCGTGAGAAATGACGCGCTCGATCGGGTCAAGAAATGGGTTGATCTCGGAGCGAACGCCGCGGACGCCGCGGAGTATGAAGGTCTCGGGGACGGTCCGCTCCAGAGGGAGCCGGAGCAGAACGCAACCGCCGGAGAGGAGGATCGCGGAGCGGACCGCGGCGCCTGGTCTCCTGCCAGACTGAGGATCGCGGAATGAACACCCGGAAATATGAGGGACTCCCTATCGTTTTCCAGCGCGCGCGCGCGGATCATGGGACTGTGGATAACTCCGGCCGGTTGAGGGTGACTCTCTCAACGGAGACCGCCGCCTCAGATGGTCACGTCATCGTGCAAAACGGTTGGGATCTCAGCCGGTATCGAGGCGCGTTCCTGTGGGAACACAACCGCGCGGGTTGGATGGGAGGCGCGAGCTCCGCGCCGCTCCCGCCGATCGGCCGGGTAGAGGATCTGGAGGTCGTCCAGACCGACTCCGGACCGGAGCTTCAGGGGTGGATCCGGTTTTTTGATCAGATCGACAGCGCGACAAAGCGCCGCGCCTATCCGCTTGCTTACCAGCTCGCGGAGCAGTTCCGCGGAGGTTTCCTGACCGACGTCTCTGTGGGGTTTGTCATGCTGGAGACACAGCCTCGATCGGAGCTCCCGGTTGAGCATCCATGGTGGGGAAAATACGGCCTGGTCTCGCGGAAAACCCTGCTCCTCGAGCTCTCCGCGGTCATTTTCGGAGCGGACGCCGGAGCCGGAGTCGATCTGGAGGCCATAGACGGAGACGGCCGCGCGGCTCCGCTGGATCTGCTCTCCGCGGAGTCCGTCTCAATCACTCGCGCGGAGGATGGGACCGTGATCCTCCGAATCACTCCCGGCGGTCTGAGGACTGAGCCGGGAGAGCATACGGAGCCGATCGAGCTACCGGAGGACTCCGAGGATTCCTCCGAGGAGGAGCCGGAGGCGGCGCCAGCATCGGAGGAGCCGCCGGAGGAGCGCGCCTGGTTCCCCGGCGTCTCCGCGAGGGAGGATAGCGAGGAGCCGGAGGAGCGCGCCTGGTTCCCCGGTGTTTGACGCGCTCTCGATCGTCTCCGCGCTGCTTCTACTCCCGATCGCGTTCCGAGTCGCGCGGAGCGATC